TTCTTCCATTTCTTTTTTTACTGGATGATTGTCTGGTAATAAATCTGTATCGTGTTTACCACCTTGATATCTTCCTTTTTTGAGAGCAAATAAAAAAGAGTTAACTCTTGCTAAACCCCAACTCTCTGGAGTCATATTAGGTCTAACCGATGCTGGATTTGTATTGTATGCTCCAACTCCTCTATCAAAAACCTTTTCAAGTTCAGCGTAAGTAGTTCGACCATTCCAAGATAAATCAAGCTCTTTTATTTCTTCGTTATGTTTTTCAACTTTATTTTCTAAAGCCTTTTTAATTTTAGCAGTAACTTGGTTTTCTTCTTTCTTACCCTCTAGCTTTTTAGTTAGTTCCAAAATTACGTCTTTCATTCCTTGCTCTCCAAGTGTTCCAATCGTTCCCCATTTTATTTGAGCAACTACACCACCAACATTAGATAGATTAGGCTCTGTATCTCCCTTGAATTGTTTACCATCTTCAAAGTGTCTTTTGATCCAAGACTCTCTCTCTTTTATCCATTCTCTGATAGCCTCAGTATCTTGACCATCTCTAGCTCTACCCCATAACATAAAAGCCTCATTACCTCTTATGTTGCCTCCAGCTTTCCATATCTCTGGAGTCTGTTCTTTTATATTTTTAGCAAAGTCATAATCAAATTGTGGCTCTTCGCTATTTCTAAGACTTATCTTTTTATCATCTCCCTTGTTAGGAAAGTTTGTCTGTCTTTCCTCATCATCTTCCAACTGAGCATAACAAACAGCAAGTCTTTGAGAGTTATCGTCATACTCTTTCATAAACTCATCGGACATACATCTCTCGATGAACTCCTCGTTTGTTTCGTTTTCTTCTTTACTCGGTATCGGCATTGTCTTCTTCTTCTACGTCTCCAATTGGAGCAAAGTTTAACGGCATAAATAATTGATCACCTTCTGGTCCAACTCTATTCAAGTCTTCCATTCTTCTTATCTCATTAATAGACAAAGCACCGATAGAAGCCATCTCTCTGTAATAACTTGCACGACTTGAACTATCTCCACGTAGCAAAGCCTTTGCATCTAGCTTTACAGTAAACAAACCAAACTCTCTATCTCTAAACAACTTTCTGTTTAACTCTTGCTCAATCATTACCATATAAGGCATAAGAGTAAATCTAACGAAGTCAATAGACAAAGCCTCAATAGATGAGTAGTTAGCAGCTTTTTCTAAGTGACCAATCAACGATAATGGCACTTTAAATATTCTTGCTACTTCTTCAATCTGAAAACGTCTGGTTTCTAAAAGCTGATATTTGTTTGCATCTATATTAGTTTGCTCAAACGTCATACCTTCCTCAAGGATAGCAGTCTTACCAGATACAAACGATCCAGAGTAGTTTTGATTCCAAGAGTTCTTCAATCTTGCAACAGCTTCTTTGCTAAGTTTGCCAGGATGCTTGATAACTCCACCTACTTGAGCAGAGTTTCCTAGATAACTATTTGCAGTATCATTAGCAGCTATTGAGGTTGCAATTGTTGTGTTCTGTGCTTTCAATACGCTTACTCCTTCATAACCAGTAAAAGATAAGTTGAAGAAGTGTAACATATCTTCTTTCATTACTCCTATCTCATAGTCTTTTATGTCGTAAAAGATTTGTCCATCGTGCTTAATTACTTTAACATCTTTTGGATTAATAGGAATTAGTGAGATTGGTCTAGCACTATTATCTCTCTCAATATAAAAATACGCATTCCCCTCTAGTAATAAGTTGGTCATTAGAGTATCTAGGAATGTGTATGGTGTCATATACTCGTTAGGATTACGAGCTAGTAGTCGGTAGATTGGATGGCTAACGTCAGTAATCTTATCGTCATCCTCCTCGACTCTGTAAACTTTTATGGGTAGACTTGCTATTGATTCGCTGATAACTCTAACACAAGCAAAAACTGCACTAAATGTTAAAGATGTATCTCTGTTAACTGCTGTTTTGTTGGCTGCACCATAACCACCAAATACAGCTCTTAAAAAATTATCTCCACGCTTTTCTGAACGTAGGAAGTCGAATAGTCCCATAAAATTGTAATTACATTACAAAGATAAGAGAAATCGCAAAAGTCAAATCCACATTATACCTCTATCATCATAGGTAGATGAGTCGCTAGAATCGTCATTCATATAACATCCTAGAGCCATAACAAGAGCAACCATTCCGTCAATCTTCTCTGTTGATTTACTCTTATCCATTTTAATATTACCCGCTGGATCTGTTTTCATAGCTAAGTTAGAACACATCCACCTCAACACTTTGTTACCAGCGTGGTTAATTTGTTTACCTAAAACTAAAGCCTCTAACATTTTTGAAGGTGCACTCATTGACGCAAATCCTTGTCCGAAAGGTTCACAAGGTAAACCATCCTCAGATAAATCTATTATCAATTGGCTAGAGTTCCATCTATCGTAGGCAATAGACTTAATGTTAACAACCTCAGCAACCTCTTTAATTTTTTTCTTGATGTAGTTGTAATCGGTGACATCGCCATCTGTGAGTTCGATTAGATTCTCCTTAGACCAAGCTATATAATCTACTTGGTCTCGTCTTGAACGAATAAAAGCATTTTCTTTAGGAGCAAAGAAATAAGGGATTACCGTAAATCTATCATCCTCTGGAATGATTATGACAAACGCAGAAATATCTGTAACCGATGCTAAATCTAATCCAGCGTAAGCTGTCATTCCTTTATAATCCTCTAAGTTAATTGGTGCTTTATTACACTCCATCCATTGCTGGTCTGATAACCAAAGAACATTTGAGTTCATCCATTGATTTAGATGGAGCATTCTGAAGGTATTGGTAAAACTTGGTAACTTTATTGCTCTCTCTTGTTCTCTTTTTAAATAGTCTAATTTAACTACTCCACTATCTAGACCAGGATTAGCTAATCTCAACGCTTCCTCTGTAGTCCAATCAACATCATCTGGACAATAATATTTTACAAAATAAAATGAATCATCCTTAATAATATTCTCTGAAACTTTGCGACCGTATTCCTCTAGGCGATAACAGAAAGACTCTCTGTTATAACCAGCAGTAGTAATAGCGATATTCAAAGGTTGCCTACGAGATGCAACACTAGTTGTTAGTGCATCCCACAAACTAGAGTCACGCTGAGTGAATGCCTCATCCATTATACAACAACTAGCATTATATCCATACTTACTAGATGCTTCACTTGATAATGCTTTAAAAGATGAATTACTTTTTTCGTGAACTATACTATTCTTAAATACTTTTAAATTCTTGTTTAGTTGTTTGTCAGCTCTAACCATACCACTAGCCACGTCGAAGATAATCCCAGCTTGAGATCTATCAAAGGCACACACATAAGTTTCTGCTGATGGTTCTCCGTCAGCAACCGTCATATATAGTGCTAAAGCTGAGATGAGTGTACTCTTACCATTTTTTCTAGGTAGACAAATGTAGGCAGTCCTAAATCTTCTCAGCCCACTATCTCTATACTTCCAACCAAATAAATCTCTGACTATATTTTTTTGGAATGTCTCTAGCTTAAATTTTTTATTTGACCATTCACCTTTTAAATGATGTATATGATTCTCTATAAAGTAGACAACTCTATCTGCTGCCTTCTCATCAAAATAAAAAGTCTTGTCCTCTTTTAGTTTCATCAATCAAAGAAGTTAAAATCGTCAGTGCTTTCTTCATCTTGTTCTGGCATACTAAGAGAAGCTCTACTGCTCGGAGTGAAACCGAAATTCGTAGCAATTTTCATTGCATTCTGCAAAGCGTTTTGCATTACCTTATATTTTGGTGCAATCTTACTCGATCTCAACCGACCATCTTTGTCCACAGTCTGTTCAGTAAAATTACCTTGTAACTCTTGAGCTATCTCTCTATAAATACCTATCTCGTTGCAATAGGCTGCTAAGATTGATAAGTCTGTCAAGTGTAACATTTTAATATTGGCTAATTCATTAGTGACTAAGTGCCATTCGTCTGCACCTTGTTGATTGAGAAAGGAGGGAGCTTCAGGCATACTAACAACGTGAGTTGTCTCCATTTCATTTCCCACTGAACGAGACTTCTCTAGTGTGCCTTTTAGCTCCTTTACTTTTGTTGGTATTTTTTTTCTCCCTCTCAAAATATTCTAGTTTGTGCTTGATGGTTTTTTATTCTATTAATAGCGTTGTCGTAGTATTCTTTGTCAAGCTCATATCCAGTTAAATCAAATCCAAGATTATGACAGGCAATAGCTATACTGCCACTACCTAAGAATGTATCTAAAATCTTATCTCCTTTGTTAGCATAATTCATTAACAACCATTCGTAGAGTTTTATTGGTTTTTGACAAGGGTGTATCTGCTCTCCCTCTATATTAACTCTATAAAATCCTGACTGCCAATTTATATGTATATAATCTACTTTTGTTTGAAATGAAAGACTAGCTATTTCAGCTTGTGATATTGTTTTTGTCGTTCCGCCTTTATACCATACTAAACTACCTCCAGTTCCATCTACTATTGGATAATAGTTACTTCCCCAAATTATTCTTCGTTTACTAACTCTTTCTAATTCTTCAAAATAATTTAAAGATGGAATTTCTTCATTCCATTTATAATCATCTTTGTACTTTTTTTTATTTTTTACTCTTTTACCGTGTTTTGTTGTGCGTGATTCACAAGTAAATTTTCCTATCCCATAAGGAGGATCTACTATTGCTAAGTCGAATTGATTGTCTGACATTTCTCTCATAGCTTCCATACAATCTTGGTTATGTATTTTATTAATATCCATCTGAACTTAAACTGGTTTTAGTTTGGTATATCTATACCCCCACGATTTAGGTCTAATTTTGCGTATAAAAAATCATAAC